TTTTGTTTCTTGAATACCTGCCATAATTATCTCCTTAATTAATCGTGTGGGTGATGATGTTCTTCAAATGACCAAACATTACCATCACAATTATGTCTAATAGTTAATGTCATTTCTTGTTCTCCACACCCTGTCATGGTTGAATTCATTGCAGTACAAGCTGACATCATTGCTGCATCCATTGTTCCTGCCATATCCATCATTGAATTTGCCCAATGAATACTTTCATCAGCCAAAGCACTTGACATCATATCACCACACATTCCTGACATATTTTCCATTGAGGGCATTGGTGGCATCATAGGAACTTCCATGTCCTCCGGATCTGCCATTCTAGTAATCATGTCAATCATTCCTGTACATGGTTGACTAGGATCTGCATGAATTAATTGGTCCACCATATCCATAGCCTCAGGTGGAATTACATTTTTAACCATGTCCTCGACGTGTTCTTTCGCAAGATTAGTTGCAGCATCAGCAACAAGTCCTCCAATAACATTTGTCAACATGGGAACTAACATTGGTAACATTAAATTCCTTTCTTGCCATATCTTAAATAACACATGGCTCCAGTTCTTTCGTCTTCTAAAATTATGGGTTCTTTATAATGTTTTAATCCATATTGTCTTATTTCCTCACCGTTTTCAATTTCACCTAAAATTTTACGATAAGGTGCATATTTCTTTTTACCTAATCTAGCTCTCAAAAATGTTGATGTTGGAACTTTAAATACTCTTGCTCCTCTAAATCTTTTACTTGGTCCAGGTGGATTGTTATCTAAACCTGCTTGTCCAGAAGTTACTGTTCCAGGAGCAGATTCTTTAAGAAATTTATCTATTGGTTCTTTATATTCTTTTAAAAGATCATTACATCTTTGTGAATTTAGAAATTCCATAAAAAGAACCTCTAAAGTATTTTCATTCACATTTTGTTCTTTTAATAAAAATAGTGCTGCGGCAAGACTTCCGATTTTTGATTTACCACCAGGAAGTTTTTCTAATAATTTTTTCATATTAAATACTAAAGTATCCATGAGTTTATAGGATTCTTTTTCTTTAGAAGAAAGGGAAGATCTTTTTTTCAAAGTCTTTCCTTTCTCATCTATGATTCCTAATTTATATGCTTCAGTATCTTTAAATGGCGTAGTTAATTTTTTTATAAATTGATACGCAAGATAATAATCAACTCCTGTTCCTATTGCTGACATTAAAACTTTCTTAATTCTTCAATGACTATTGGATCAATAAAAATATCACTGGAATGAATATTTTTTCCATCTATTCCTACAATTGTTTCAGGCATCATTGAAAGCTTCAACAAAAATCCTTTTAAAATAGAATGATATTCTTCTTGTATTTTAAAAAACAATATTCTCACTGCATCTTTTACAGGAAAAACATTTGTAAAAACTATCAAATGATTTAATATCAATCTTGTTTTCAATTCATTTGTTAATCTATAATGATTAAATAATCTTTTAATATAAGTTATTTTTTTCATATCCTCATGATATTCACTTTCATCATTACATTGAGGATTGTTATAACACTTCATTGAATAAAGATTGATATTACCTTCATGCAAATTATCAAAACGCATCAATTAAGATGAATTGGCAGTTTTTTCATTTTCTTCTTCAGATTCTTCTGATAAAAGTAAATCCAAAACATTCAATGCACCATTTACCATATGTATTTGCTTTTCTGTTGTAGTAATTTCATTTTGTAAATTTTGAAATTTTTCAGAAAGCAATTGACTAGTTTTATTTAACTCTTCTTTTCTAGCCACCATTTCTTGCATAGAAACACTTTTCTTTGCCATAATATATCTCCATAATAAAAATTAAAAAACAATTAAGTTGCAGGTGCAGTTGTTCCAGTAGTTACCGTTACCCATGTAGGATTTGCACCACCGTTAGCTACATCCGCATTATAACATGCCAATGTGGGTCCACCATTGTTATTAGTGATCCATGCTAATTGACCATCTACCATATTTGTTTTTGCAGTCATCTGTGCAACAGTCATAGCTGGAACAATTTCTGGTAAATTTTGAATTGTTATTTTTTTATTTTGTGGACTAGATTCCCCTGGCCCATCTACTATCATAAGAATATCAGTTGAATCTGCGTCAGTAGCTTGACTCAAATCTGTTATTTTTTTATCTGCCATTGTTAATTCTCCTAAAAATTCAATGTTTGTTAAAGTACTATTTATCTAAAATCTTAATTGTATCATAGTTCCCATGCTAGGGCTTGACTGCGACCAATCATACAATTTCGTTCCATGTGCACCGGCTACAGCTCCCATACTACCTGCTGCTGCAATTGGCATATTGGAATATTGAGCTCCACTTACTGGGCCTCCATATAATGACATCATCGCTTCATTCATCATACCATCCCATTGATAGTTAGCTTCCCATTGTACTGAGCCGTCAAGATCAAATCCATCAGAAGTTCCTGGTCCTACATTCACATTTGAACCGGTATAAATTCTTAATCCATTGGTAGTCTGTATTGGTCCGCCACTCTTATAGGCTGACCAATCTGCATCTGCTGAAGCTTCGTCTGGATAGCTCATATAAAGTGTGACTACACCATAGCCGCCCATTCCTGCTGCGTACGCAACTATTTGACTGTGTAGAGTTACGGCGTATCTTGTACCAGGTTCTGGCATTCCTAAACCTGAATCATCAGATGCGCCAACATCAGTTGTAAGGTTCACGGTTACTAATGTTTCTCTTTGAGCATCAGGATTACCATTTCCACCAGCTGGAACTGTCCAACCTTGGTGCATAATCTTTGTTGATGCTGTAGTTTCTGTTGTGTCAGCACCTAAACAATCAGCCTTTTCCGTTGTTGTCAACCATTTTGGTTTATCTGATGTTTGGTCTGTTGCTCCCCATAAAGCCATTTTTTTCTCCTTAAAAATTTTTACTTAAAAATTTATTATAATGATCTAAAGATTTAAAACCCAATTCTTTCCATTTACCATCATCTGTCACTTTTTCAGATGACTTAGAAACTTTTTCTTTCTCTACAGTTTCAACTACAACTTCAGGTTTTGCTTTAGATTTTTTGCTTTTTTTAGCCATTTTCAAACTCCTTTAATTATTCAGCTACAATTTTGTAACCCATCTCCTCATATTTAGGTATTTTGTCGCGCATCACAAATACAAACTCTTCCAATCCATATGTATCACCTGTAACTGGTGTATCTAAAAACATTAAAACATTTTTACCTTTTCTAACCATTGCTGAAAGTTGTTGATATCTTTCATCTTCCATATCAGACCAAGATTTACCTCTCATTTTTGTTGGATCTGTACTATCAACTTTATCTTTTAATGTTTTTAAAATTTCCAAAGGAGACATAGAACTTTGTGTTATGTTGGTGTATGAAGTATTAAAATCTTCATTGTGTATCAATCCCTTTTTTTCATGAACCATATTTTTAAATCTTTGTGCAGATTCACTCTTTGGTCTACCATGTTTATTATGTTGAGCCCAAGCTATTGCATATGCCGCATCTTTACCAACTTTACCTTTTAAACTTTTAACTTGATCTTCTCTACCAGGTGGAGCTTTTTCTTTTAATCCTGTTTTCTTATTATAATCTTCTAAATCATCCTCTGGATTATTGGGAATATTTTTAAGTATTTCCTTGTCAATATCCTTCAATTGATGAATAAGATGATTTCTTTTTTTCTTTAAATCTTTTAAAGAAGAATTTGTTTTTTTAAATTCAATACTTTCCATTTTTGGATTTATTGTAACTTTTTCTTTTTTCTTTGAAAGTTTCATGTTCGGTTCTTTTTTAACTTCTTCATCTTCATCACCGATTTCATAGTCCAAATCTTCTCCATCCCCTTGTTGACCTTGCATTTCTTGTGGTGGCATTTCTTCTTGTGAAGACATTTCTTCTTCATCATCATGCATACCATGTGATTTCATTGCTGAACGTAAACCATCCTGATGCTGATCCCTTTCATCATCTGGAAGTGAATCAAATACCGCTTTTGTTATGTGACCTTTTTCATGTTTTGCATCAGAAGTATTTTCTTCAGGTTCAGCTTGATCAGACTTATCTTGAACATCTAATCTTCTTTTAACTTCTGCCTTTACTTGTGGACCCATACTAGTACCCTCAACCCAATCTTCATAACTAATTCCTTGAGAAATTCTTTTTAAAGCATCTATTACAGATGTTTCAAATTTTTCATCTTTTTTTGTTTTTTCTTCTTCATCTATATAAACTTTTTGAAGAATTGGTGATAGTCCTGACCAAGTATTTCCTCTTAAAAGAGATGGTCTATCATTTTTATTTTGTAAATTTGTTTTCATACTACTGCCCCATCCTAATTGATGAATATTTTTGTGCGGATTTTAGATTTTTATTTGCATGATCAACTCTTGCGCCACCAACTGCTATTTTACGTTGTGTTATTAAATCTCTATATTTTTTAGCATATTCTTTTTTAACTTTTGCTACTGGACCTTCTTCTTGCGCAAGTTCAACTGTACCATAACCATCCGCCTCACCAGTTACTTCTCTTTGCATTTTATACTTATATGTAGCATATAAAAGTTTTTCAGAATTTTGCCCAGGAGTAGCATTCGCATATCTTTGAACCATTTTTGGTGTTCCCCATTCAACAGGACCTTCCATCTGACCAGGGTGTGGACCCCAAGTAATAGACTCTAAAATATGATATAAATATGACCTTTGAAAAAGATCTCCCTTTGATGCACCAAAATCATTTTCAATTCCTTCAAAAAGTTTATCTATTTTTTTAACAGAAGATTCAATATCTCTTTCTAATCCAGAATGACCATTTTCAAAAAGTAACATATTATTAATTAGTTTATCAGTCTCTTTCATTGCTTCAATTACAGAAACATTATGTTTTGTTTTAGTAAGTGATATACTTTGAAGTTCTGAAAATGTTTCTTCAACAATTGGCATGTATGAAAAATTTTCTGTTTCATAATTTAAGTATTCAATTTCACATTCTTTTTCTGGTTTAGTTATAGTAAGTTTTTCAGGTCTTGTCGGCCATTCTTTTTCAAAAACTGCTTCTTTTAAATTCAATCCTTTTCTTACAGACCTCAACATATTATGAATTGTTTTTTCAGACATACTAGAAGGAACACCTTTTTTAAATGAATCCATATCATTTTCTGCCGCAGCTTTTCTCATTTTAGATGCGGACATTCCTGTTACACCTTCTGCGTCTGGATCTCTGTCACCAGCACTAACAATTTTTATATTATCATAATCATAATACCCATGTTTAGCTTTTTTGCCATTATATTGTTCTAATAATTTTTTAAAATCCGCAACTCTGTCACTACCTACAACCATAACCAACTGATCATAATTATTATTTAGCTTTACTGCAACATCTATAGCTGATCTTACGGAAGAATCGTCTTTAATTGCATTTTTAAAATTAGGAAACATTTCTTTCATAAAATCCATTTTTTGTTTATTAGATAAAGGATTCTTTTTTGGATCTTGTGATTGACTTCCATAAACGTGTAAGTCTGCTCTAAACCTTTTGGATATATTTCCCGCTGATTCTAACAATTTACCATGGCCAATAGTTGGTGGATTAAATCTACCAAAAACAATAACCGCAGTTTTATCTTTTGCTTCTTTTAAAAAACTAGTATATGTTTTCATTTTTTCTTTTTTGCTTTCTTTATATCACGGAGTTTTTTTCTATAATCCATAACTTTTCTGGCTCTTTCATCTTCTTGATCTTCATCACGAGTGGAATGTGTTTTTCCTCTCCATTTCATTGCATTATAAGCATCACCTTCAGGTTGTTTTTCGATTTTACCACCACCTTTTTTAAATTTATGTACAGCCCATGTTTTCTTTAATCTTTCTAAATTAGTTTCCTCACAAGGATCATCTTTTGCTTCATCAGTTGGACCATATCCCTTTGGTGTAACATCAGTAATTTTAAAACCCAACTTAGCTTCTTTTTTCTTTCTTACATTATCTATATGTTTAAAAATTTTATCCAAATGAGCTTTCTTTTCTGCGTCAGTTCTTGGGCCTCTATTTTCTTCATCAATAATTTTTTCTTTTTTATTTTTAACCACTCTAGAAATATACATTGACTCATATTTATCTACATCTTCAACAGTGACTTCTTCACCCATTGTTTTCAGAAGGTAATCTCTTGGATCTGTATCTAAAGTTTTGATGAACTTTAATGCACCTTTTTTGTTACCTTTCTTCAACATGGAAGCAGTTTTCATCATATCTTTTTTGTCAATACCTCCATGTTTTATTGCATAAGTTTCAATATCATCTGCTGCCATTTTCATTTGTAGAACTGGACTTTCATCAAGTTCAACTTCTTCTTTATTAAGAGTTTTCTTTATAGAATAGTCAGCAAATTTTTGTGCTTGTCTTGCTTTCTTCTTAGCTTTTTCAGGATCAGAAACAGACATTTCACCTCTACTTTTTTTCTCAGCTTTATCCATTGCACGATATGCCATATCACCAGACATTTCTTCTACATCATCTTCTGGTGGAGTTCTATCAGGTATAATGTCTTTATCAGTAATTCCGTCAACAAAATCAACTTTTCTAACACCATCTTGCTCAAATAGTCTCATCAGTTCATCTTTATCATTTTCAGAAACAGATGATTCATTTAACCATTCAGTAAACTTAACAAAATCCATATCTAAATTTTTTGCATGATCTACAATTTTTTGTAAATCAATATTAATTCTCATCAGATTCTCCTGTTTTTTCTATATTCTGAAAATGAAGTAAATCCAAAATTTTGCTTATCTTTAATTACACCCTTATCTCTTAAATCATTTTCTATAAGAGCTTCTTCATGTGCCAGTTCTACATCAAGTTCTTCAGCATATCCTCTACTTGCTGCAAACTTTTTTGCTCCACTCAAAGATGGATGTGACCCCCAATGATGTGTGCTTCCATTTTTAGATATGGCGTGCATTGTAAATTTATCTTGAGAACCTCCACCAGATGTTTCTCTTTTTCTAATTTGAAAAGTTCCTTTATCACTTTTGATTTCATGAACAACATCACCAGACATTGATTCTTTCATAGAAACTTTTTTAAGTTTATGCATTTTATCTCCACCCTTTTTATCACCTCGATGGCCTTCATCTTTTTTTACATTAGCATTAGCATAATCTTCAGATTGAGGACGAGCATATTGAGACTTTTTCTTTATCACTTGAGTACTTGCTTTGTTTGCACTCCTATCTTTATGAGTACCACCAAGAGATGCTGGCATTTGTGCTTTCTGTGCAGCCATTGCTCTATCTTCTTCCCAACTTTCTCCAATCTCTGATTCTTCTTTTTTCAATTTTCCTTTAGCGAGTTCGCGTCTCATCAAATTAAAGAATTCAGGAGCCTCATCAATCATATCCAAAAATTGATTTAGGACATTGATTAATACTTGTCTTTCCTGAACAGACGTAACTGCACCACCCTTAACTTTTTTCATTGCTGACTTAAAGTAAGGCAAATCTTTTTTCTCTTTAATTAATCCAGCCATAACTAATTGTCTTAGTTTGGTAGACATTCCTTCTTCTTCATTTACCATTACTTGATAAGATGCTTTGTATAAACTATCCATTGACATTTTTTAGCTCCAATTTTTTAATTCTACATTAAAATTATTTCTTGAAAATTCTAACCGATCTACTAACTTTACCGCACCACCTTTAATCTTGTCTACTGCAACAAATCCTTCTGGTGCTGTTACTTTGTATCCGGCTTTATCCTTTACAAAAGTTTGTGTTAATTGTTCCATTCTTTCTAATTTTGATACTAACATCATTTTAGCATCAATCAACATATTCATTAAACTAAAGATCTTAGTAAGATCTGCTTTATTTTGTAGGAAGAACTTTAAAAACTGTTCCTTTTTTTGTCTTCGTATATCCTTAGATTTATCTGTTTTTAACTTATCAATTTCTTTATCAAACTTATTCTCTATATATTTAACTAACTCATCTGTATGTCTCTTCGGATTACCTATTGTCTGACCTACTCGTATTTTACTGTTATTAAAAGTTTTAATAATTAAATTAATATCAGATTGTTCCGCTATTGTATTTAATGTATTCGCACTTATTGTTTGAAAAGTTCTCCCTACAAAAGAAAGTATTTTTGTGATAGTATCAGTATCACGTTTAGTAAATGTTGCAGTTCCAGATGCATCAGTAAACTTAGCATCTCTAAACCATACATCTCTAGGTTTATTTAAACTATTAATATTTATATTGAAAGACGATTTCATATCCTCCATTTTACTACCTGAATACTCTGTATGAAATACTATTCCCATCTTTGAATTAAGTATCTCTTTTGCTAAATCAGACTTTAAAGGAACCGCATAAACAATTGTATTTGGTTGAAAAGTTACATATGATTCACCATCTATTTTTTTCATCTCCAAATCTTCTCTAGCAAACATCATATCACCCTGTAGTATTCCCTTGATACCCAATTTTGGTAAATTTTGTAATGCTACTTTTAATTTTTCACCAAGTCCTGGTGGGTGATTATTATCTATATCTTGTGGTGTGTAGTTTATCTTTGGTGTTTTATTAAAAATACTTTTAGAACCAACAAAAAATTTATTATTTTCTGGATTAATTCCTGCAAAAACTGCTGGGGCACCATCCCACTTAGTAGTTATAAAAGTATTAGTAGCAGAACTACCAGCTAGCATATCTCTAAGTGATTGAAGAAAGTTAATGGCACCTCTAGTGCCTACTACTCCACCATTCAAAACCTCATCTTCTATATGTTCAAGATGAAGATTCTTTCCTTCTTTTGCTTCGTTGATCAAATGTGATTTGAAAGAGAACATATTTTTAATCTTCTGTCATTTTTTGTGATGATGTTGACCAAGGTCGAGTATCTAAATCATTATGATCTTTTGGATGTGAACTTAATTTTAATTTATCATGATCACCACCATTTACATATTCTATAGCATGTGCTTTATCTTTAAAATAAGAACCACCATGTTTTCTATATTTATTAGAATCTTCTGAATGATGTCCATGATCATCATGTTTTCTAATAGCACCCCATGTTCCTTTTCTTGTTTCCCAAACAAATCCTCTTTTTAATTGAACAAACCCCCTAATCCTTTCTTCGTCTTGATGTATTTGAAGAATACTATGTTGTGTTGAATGATCAGGATGATCACTTATTGGTTTATCATGATATGTTGCACCAACATAAGAATTAGATGGTTCTGGTTCTTTTTCACTTGGTTTGATAACTTGTCGAACTGTTTTTGGTTTTGTGCTTCTAGATTTTTCTGTAGCCCAAAGAGATAAATGAGTAGAATTCTCATGCATTTCATATTCAATATTATTTTCTTTTAATGCGTCAATAATATCTTTAGATAAACCTGGTTCATATGTATCAATTGTATCCAGTATTTCTTGTGTTATATGCATTTTATTTACTTTAATTTCATTAGAAACCATTTCATCCCAAGAACCAGTTGTTTTTTTGTCATCCATATATCCATGTATTCTTTCTTGGAGTTTTGAAGAATGCTTTTTCATTACCATTTCAACACTATCAAAGTAATTTTTTATTAATTTATTTTTAGATTTGTTATCGGAATTTCTTCCAAATTCAGACCACACTCGCCAAAAATCATTATATTTCATATCATCAATATCAGATTCAGAATATCCTCTAAGTGTCCTAGATCCCTTTATATTTTCTTTCACTATATCTTTACATTTCCAAACTAAATCAGTTTTAAATTCTTTTATATGTTCTTGCCAAAAAGGACTGTTATCAAAATAATTCATAGCAACATATCTTCTCCCAGATTCATCTGGTCTACTCATGACATCTTCAGAGTTTGCCATTAAAATATTTGCTTCAAGTTCCGCAACAATTCCACCCCCATTGTTTATACCATTTCTTATTGGGTGGCTATCCATATTATAAAACGCTGAAATTGATTTTTTAGTTCCTTGTAATTCTAATAAATCTTTTACATGATGTGGATCAACTACATGAAATACGGTATCTCTTTTTGTAGGAAATACTCTTTTCATCATAGATGGAGAAAGTGGAATTTGTAATGGTTCTTGTATTTCTTCTTGATTATCAAAATCAGGAAAAACTCTGTCAATTGTCCCACCTTGCCATGCTAATCTTCTATCTTCTTCTTCTCTTAATAATTGTAAAGAAAATGAATTAAAATAATCTTCATATATGTCTCTATGTTCTTCTAAACTATCTAGTATCTTTTGTTTTGCTTCAGGAGAATAGTGTGAATATTTTTTAGCAGATAATATTTTTTTTCTTCCAGCATCATCTGTTGCTAATAATTTTTTAGCAGTATTTAAATCAGCAATTCCATATAATTCCGCACAAGAATTAGATAACTTTTTAGCAAGACCACCATGCAACTTTTGTTCAAACTTCATTTGTCCACCATAATGTCTACCATCTTGTCTAATACCTATGGCTGATAAAGGAGTAACTTCACCACTATTTTCTGCTACGTGTGCCAAAAATGGTTCACCTTTATCATACTTGACTTGAAGATTTTCTTTTACTTCATCCCAAGTATCAACACCAAACAAATGTCTTGCGGTATCTTGATTGAAATGCATATGACCAATAGCCATATTTTCTTCACCATCAAAAACTGATTGTATCGGAAAATTTCCTCCAACCTCTCTCAACATACCAGACAATAAAGAAGGATCATTACCAATTGCTCCTATTGAATTTTTTAAATATTCTGATTCAACATCATTTAAATCTTGTAAATATTTTTCATTACCTTTCATATTTTTTGCAGTACTATACATTAATTTATTTGTGTCTCTAGCATTACCTTGTCCAGATTTTCCTTTATCAAAGTCTTCCATTAATGAATCTAAATCATCATATTTTTTATACATTGCTAAAGCATCTTTATCTTCACGACTTAGTGCCTTTTCATCTTTTTGTTTTAAACTGGACCACCCATTATCATCAGCTTCTTTAAATTTCTTTTTCCAATATTTTTTAGCATAATCATGATTTTTTTCATCTGAAAAAAAGTCTGTATGAATTTTTCTTTGATCTTCACCAAACTGTGACATACTGATTTTAGAAAAAGGAACTTGTGTTCCTTTATTATCAATTGTAACCATCTTATCTGCGACTGATGGTTTTTGTGATTCTAAATCATGATAATCTTTTAAAAAATTATTTGCCTTCTCATGATTTTTTGATTTTGGATTGTCAGCTTGTGAATTAATGGAAGCCCATGATGAGGGTTTATATCCATATTGATCAAACAAAGATATTTGCTGTGCCGCAAGTCTTGCATTATTTTGTTTCTCATCATCAGACAATATCATAGTATTAAATTGTCCTGTACCAGAATTCATAAAATTAACTTTTTCATTTTTCTTCAAGGACTCTTGTTGTATTTCTCTAACCTTACCGAGACCATGAAGTGCCATATAAAAATCAGTAGAAAAACCTTTATTATTTTTATAATCTATTCCACCCAATCCCCTTTCAACTTCTTGTTCCGTGTCCCAACAACAATGTTCTGGTGGAATCTTATGACCTTTACTTTTCATATAAGTATGAATAGCCATCCTATTCTCTTGCATAGCATGTATCCAACTAGGATCAATTGCTCTGGTTCCATAATCATCACCCATTTTATCAATATGATCAGTTAATGAATCTCTTAACTTTTTAAAATCTTGATTCGTTAAAGATGAAGCGGCCATTGTTAAAATTTCACCTGCTTGTGCTTGAATTTTTCCTGCACCACCCGCAACACCTTCAGGTAAAAGATCAGATATGGATGGTTTTGTTCCATCAGAACTTGTCATGGTATTCATCATTCTTTCAATAACATCAACATAATGTTTTGGAAATGCAGAATTTTCTAACATTTCTCTTGTTGAACCATCAAACTTAAATGGTTTACCATTCTTAGCTTCTTCTGATAAATAATTTTGTATTGGAGTTGTACCAGGTTCAAAAAATTCTGAATGAAATTGTTTTGGGTCTTGAGAACCTTCATACAATTTCATTGAATCATTAATTGTTTCTAAATTAGAAGTTTTTCCATCCAATTCCAATTGTCTGTTTTGTTCTCTGGGATCTACTATATGATGCTCTTCCCCAGATAAAGCATCTGTTGAAGATTTTTGTTTACCACTCGCTTGTTTTTTCTGATGTTTTTCTATTTCACTTGCTGCAATTTCTTGTGGTGTACCTTTAGCTTCTGATTTTTTATCTTCTGATTTTTTAACTTGTGCATCAGTTTTAGGAGTTTGTGTTTTATCTCTATCTCTTGCTAACTTTGGACCTTGTTTTTCTTTTTGTGGATAAGAAAATTGATCAATATTCCCATGAACTTTTGGATCATGATTAAAATCATCAACTTCAATATGACCTTTATGAGTATGATCAGGTCTATCAGAACCACTAACACCTTTAGTTCCATACTGTTTCATCACCCATCGTTCAGCATTATTTTTTCCCTTTGTTCCAGGATCAAAATACATTCTTTGACCGTCATTTCTTTTACCAACCCATCCACCACCATTTGATTGATAGATAATACCTTTTTGTAATTGTTTAAACTCTTTATGTTTTCCCCGATTTTTTTGATCTAAATGATGATCCCATTGTGCTTTATGAAATTTATGGGACTCACTATTCGGGTTTTCTCGATAGGGACCGAACTCAGCTTCAACAATAAAATTTTGATATGCTTGTAAAAGACTTCTCATAAATCCTCTAAGTTGTTATAATACTTATTATATTTATGACAAAAGATGTGGTCGTATATTCTCTACTCTAGGAAATCTTAATCCTTTATCTTCCGTACCGGGTCTTCCTAACGTAGCTGAAGCATATTGTCTATGATTAGAATTAACTTTAGGATATATCAAACCTTTTCTTCTTCTAATAGGATAATGTTTTAAAAACCTATTGTGAGATCCCATTGTATTTCTCTGCAATTCTGGTTGTGAATCAGGATCAGGAGATCCTACAGAAGCTTGTGAAGACATTACAAAATATTCTTTAATATCTGTATATCTATAATGCCTATATCGAGAAATAATTCTTGCTATTACTCCTGAAACTTGTGGTGCTGACATACTTGTTCCACTCTTTCTATCTAGCTTATAAGTTGGCGCACCCCTAATATCATCTTGTGGGCCAGAAAATCGAGTTGGAGCATTAATAGCATATCCTGGAGCATATATATCTATTCTACTTCCTTTATTACTAAAGTAAACTTTCATATCAGAATAAAAAGTTGATTGATATGTTTCAAATGATGTTGCACCAACAGTAATATTGGGTGTATGATGATTCAAAGAACATCCTTGCGCATAGTATCTTTCAGAAGCAGATTGACCCCAACCAAATTGTCCTTGAAAATTAAATGATCCATCAATAACACGATTCATAAGATCTGGATCAGGAGAACCATCAGCATAATATGAAGTACAAATAGGTACATTATCATTTCCTGCCGCAGAAACAACTATAATTCCTTTATTGACTAAATCATCTATATCATCCTCCATTGCTACATCATTTCTTGAATAAAGAAAACCTTTCCAACCATATGGTTCAACATCAGTATCATAATATACTGGAACTCCATAAGCGGCAGCAGTATTTATATCAAATACAGGAACTACGGACCCTCTAAATTCAACATCAAATGGAAAATCAACTGTACGTCCTAAAATCCAACTATTATTTATTACAGTTGGATCTCCATGAGTAGAATTAATCCAACCATTAGTTCCTTGTATATCATCTATGTTATTAATAATAAATTGTAATGGATGATTAGCAGATATCCAATTATTATTTGTTGAATAAGGATTGAGATTAAAAATTCTTGCTTTGGGTGCCCACCCATGAGTATTTCCTGCTATAGTTCCTGCAACATGATGGCCATGATCATCATTACTATTTCCTGCCGAAGAATTATTACCAAATGAATAACTATAACCATTTTGCCATGTAGGATGTGTATTTAATTGATTGGTAGTAGCGTTTTGAAACCAATCATATTGAACCATTCTTGATCCACCAGATCCATCTCTATTTACTGCAAATTCTGGATGATCTGAATCTAAAGTTCCATCTACTACAATTACATTTGTATTAGCACCATCCCACTGACCAGTAGAATAATATCCTAAAGGTAAATCTGTTGGATATTCTGAACCGGATTGATCCCATGTATCTCTAACACATCTTAATTTAGCCCAATCTACTTCATTATTTAAGTTTGTTTCATTTGTTGTTCTATTAAAACTTTGAGTTCCAAGAAAATTAGCACATGGTACAGAAACGACATTAGGATCATTTTCTAATACAACCCCTTTGATTCTTGGATCATCATTTAAATGTCTAGCTTCTTCGTCTGTTAAAGAATATACAGTTTGTTTTCTATTTTCTTTTCTATCAACTAATTGTACTTGTCTTTCTGGAACAAATTTATTTTCATCAGTTTTTCCTTCAATTTCCATTTGTTCATAAAATTCATCTTGAGCATCATGTTCTTTAAATACAACAATGAAATCTTTTTCACTCATGAATACTCCAACGGAAGAAATTTTATTGTAACGTATATGTTTGCACTAGAAGTTGTAAGATTTTTAATTGTCATATGAAGTTTACTTCTATCTGAACCACTAACATCTTCATTCCAACCATATACACCAGGAGTAATTTTAATCGGTGCTGGGGGATTGCCTGGCATTGCTTGGTCTTCAAGATGAACAGTTTCGAGAAGTAATCCACTTCCAGGTGTTGGATCAGTATCTATATCTCTACTGGAATCATCATTTCTAGCTGTTGATGAAGTATATAACCTAATCCAACATTCAGTATCTGCTTCAACCTCCATAATTGCATAAGAATCAACATTAGTAAATGTTGTGTTTAAAGATAATTCTGTTGTAACATCAGCATTACTAGCAACAGTATTTTGCCAAGCTACTGTTTGTCTAACCGCAGATGTTGGAGATCCACTTCCACCAGACGCAATACCTTTAGTTTGTAATTGATTACCCATGTATGCATGATTAACACATTGATAATATAAAATAGCTGGAGTTGATGTTGTTACTGCAATTGAAGTAAAATCACCAGCTTGTCCTGCAGATCCATTACTTACTACTGCAGTTGTATAAGGAATTGTTTTTGCAGCATCTTCATAAAAAAGTAATTCATGATTAGCATTGCTAGGTTCACTTTGATCAAATTTATAAGTTTTTCCAGGAACTAAATCCAAAAATGGTGATTCATAATCTATTCCATCTATCTTAAACATATAACCTAAACTTGATCCTTGACCATGATATCGATGATCAGTAGTTTTTGTTACCACTCTAACATCTATTTGAACTTCTATACCAGTTTCAGCAATAGCAGAATTTGGAACAGTTGATCCTGATGCTTCTTGAGGTTCCCACGTATTATTCGCCGTCCATGTTAATACGTCGCTTGCTTGTGGTGAAATTGTTAAAGTATCAACATCACCCAAACTATTAATGACCTTATTTTGAATAAACCCACTTGCAAGATCAACTCTTCTCGGCTCATACTGATCAGTTTGATCAACCCAATGTAAAACAGCTCCTGCAGTTAATGATGGATTACCAATATATGTATCAGCATCCGAATCAACATTAGAAAGACTTCCAATAGTGGAAATTGTTTGATTTGCCACCCAAGCATAATCCGTACCATTCCAACTTAAAACATCACCAGAGGAAGCAGAAGATTGATTTAAATGAGTGTCAACATCACTATCTGCATAACCTTGTGGAGCCAATTGCGGTTCCCATGTACTATTTGCAGTCCATGTTAAAACGTCGCTTGCTTGTGGTGAAATTGTTGAAGTATCAACATCAGAATGAACATTTATTGTGGATGATTGTGATAAAATTCTATTGTGTGTTCCATCATTGTATGCAATCCATGAAGTTCCATCCCATTTATAAACTATATCATGATCTTGAAAACCTCCATCAGAAACAGTATGGACAAAAGTTTGTCCTATAGTTGGATTACTTGGAAAATTAATTGCCGCCATTATTTTCTTTCTATGCTACATGAATTGTTAAAAGCCATTCTGAAGTCGTATTACATACACCTTTAATTGTGTAACTACACATTTCCATTCCGACTGGTGTTATTCCTGATGTTCTTACTTGCGACGCAGCAACACCATCAATATTTACTTCAGTAATATTTTTTGGATATGACCCATTCCAAACAAAAATAGTAAAATCTAATGTTGCCCCAGGAATAGGCGCAGCACCATGAAAATTTACTGTGTATCCCGCAACTCCTGGATCATAATTTGGAGTTTGTTCCACAAAATATGATTTCATTGCTCTTAAATCTATTTCAAATGTACTAGTTACTGATTGGGGAGTAGTTATTCTATGGCCTTGTGGTTCTTGTGAAAAAACATTATCATAATCATTATTTGTATAATTACCTGAAGATTCAGGGGGAAATAATTCATTAACAGTAACATTTAATTCCACATCAATTGATACCCAATTTCCATTTAAATATTCAAGAACTGATAATAATTCTGTTAAATTTAATTCAGATACCTCAGTATAAGTTTTTGAAAAAGTAGTATTAATCCACGAAATTGCGCCAGCACTATTTAATGAAGTCCAACCAGAATGACTTGTTATTGAACTTGGCCAGACAGACTTTTTTCTCTTTTTTGTTTTTACTTTTCCACCCTCAATTGACATTTTATGTTCATCACCAATCCATAAAGAATTATCTGATAAGAACAAATGTCTAACTTTATATTCAGCATTTCCAAGATCATATTGTGCGTTACTTGTAGGTATAAAATGTCCATTATAATCGAATCTATTATAAGCAGTATTTGCTGTTAAATGTACATTATTACCTGTAATTGAACTACCAGAAGGTATTGTTGGTGTATTGGTTAATGAATTATAGTCACCATCAAAACCTTGTGGGGCTAATTGAGGTTCCCATACATTATTTGCAGTCCAAGTTAAAGTATCTCCGGTTGATGGTGTAGTTGAAGAAACATCTGTTAAATCATCTATGTTTGATAATTGTTGAAAAGGAGAAGCATCAACCCATTGGTTACTAGAACCATCATTATAATAAATTTTTAATTTTCCTTCAAAAGAATCCCACCACATATCACCATCACTCGGTGTTGATGGTGAGTTTTCTGATACTGAAACTGTTGCTCCACCACTTCCACCACTTTGAACTACCCAAGCATAATCAGAACCATTCCAACTTAAAACATCACCAGAGGAAGCAGAAGATTGATTTAAATGAGCATTAACATCAATATTAGTATAAAGTGTTGGTCTATTAGTTAATGAATTATAATTACCATCAAACAATGTTGGTTTATTAGTTAATGAATTATAATTACCATCAAACAATGTTGGTAAATTTGTTAATGAATTATAGTCACCATCAAATCCTGCAGGAATTTCTTGGGGTTGCCATGAATTATTTGCAGTCCACGTTAGAACATCTGTAACTTGTGGTGTAGAAGAATTAACATCTGTTAAATCACTAATATTAGATGGTATTGTTGGTTTTCCTGTCAAAGAACTATAAGTTCCATCAAACAATGTTGGTTTGTTAGTTATGATTGACCATGATACTTTAGCATCAATCCAGCCAGATCCATCATAGTAAAGAACACTTTCATTTTGTGGTGAAGATAAATTGACATCAGATAAATGATCAATACTAGTTGGAATTGTTGGTACATTGGTAAAATTATCATAGTCAAGATAATATGATCCTGAATAATTTTCTAAAGTGGTAGCATTTGTAAATGCAGTTTGATCTGTTGGCATCCATGTAGTACCTGTCCATGCAAGAAACTGACCATTACTAGGTGCCGCAGAAGAAACATTTGATAAATCACTTAGATTTGCTGGTATTGTTGGTTTATTAGTTAAACTATCATAGTCACCATCAAACAAAGATGGTCTATTAGATAATGAATTATAGTCACCATCGAATAATGTTGGTTTATTAGTTAAACTATCATAGTCACCATCGAATAATGTTGGTTTATTAGTTAAGTTATTATAATTACCATCAAAGGCATCAGTAATTCCAAACCCAGCAATTGTTGTTGGTTTATTTGTAATATTTGACCATTCAATAGAAGAAGAAATCCATTGTGATCCATTGTACATAAGAAATTTTCCATTTTGTAATGATCCAATATTAACATCAGATAAATCAGTTAGTTCTGATGGTATAGTTGGTTTATTTGTTAGATTATTATAATCAACAACTCCCGCAGACGCAGGTTCCCATTTACCATTTGTAGAATTATATTTTAAAACTGATTCATTAGAAGGACTGCCAGAAACATCATCCAAATCACTTACTGAAAATGAAGAAGTAATTGAGGCAGGTAAACCATCAGAAACTTTTACTACTTCTAAGGATCCTGAATTTGATTTAAGATCTACTGTTCCTAATCTAATGGTGCTTCCTGAAAGATATAAATCTTTCCACTTTCTAGAATTAGATCCTAAATCACGAAGACTGTCTTGATCTGGTTCAATATTTTGATCCACATTTGCTAAATCAATATTGCCGGCAGCTGCTGATGCTGAAGCAAAAACAAATTTGTTAAGACTTGCATCCCATCTAATAAATCTACCGTCAGCTAATGAAGTAGTATCAACATCATCCGCATCTTTTAGAAAAACTATACCACCACCAGAACCTCCCATATAATTTTTATTAATTCTGGCGGTCAATTTTGTTATCTTATCATCAAAATCAGCTTTTAATTTTTCAGTAAGAAAATCATCTTCTTCTTTTATTTTAAATCTTAAATTCTCAATGTCTTTTGGAACATCTTCAAACTCATTATATTTCTCTCCCAACCATGCAACAGCATCACTTAAATTTTTAATTAAATGTGATACTTCAATAATTTTTAAATTTTCACTAGAAGATATAAAATTCTTCAACTCATTTAAAGCATCAGTCAAAGATTTTAATTCTTCTATTGTTCCAGAATCTGCTATCTGTTTAAATTCTTTTACTGCATGATCTTCATTTACATAATGATTTCCGTCAGTAATTTTAAACGCTTTTCTTTCGACTGTTTCTTTTTCAATCTCTTTAACTTGCTTTAAAGAATCTTTAATGTTCATATGTACTCTCTAATTTATAAATTATGAATGCAAATCTACCCAAGAAATACCACCAGATCCATCAGAAATTAAACCTTGCATTTTATTAGTATCTGTATTATAAACTTGTGCACCAATATGTGCGGTTGTTGTAAATGCCGCATCTCTTTCTGCAGTTGTCATATGTGGTGGACCAAATGGTTTATATTCAACGTTAATATTATTATTTAGAGATGGATTATATGCAACTATACTTCCCGTAGGTTTACTAGCAGGAGAAAGTGATTTAAAATTATTTAATTTTTGTGCTGGCGGAGTAAACCATTTTGCATTCCCTGAAGGAGATGCAACATTTGTATCTGTAGTAAAATTAGTCCATGTATTATTTAAAGCATAAACTAAACCTGAAGTGGAAGTATTTGTTGCACTAATTCCTCTTGAGTCAGCTTCAGCTAACCAATCAGGAGCACATCCTCCTTTAATACCATGTTGATATATATTTCCTCCTGAATCATGTGTACCAAAACCCGCAGTAGCAGTACCTGATGTTACTCCTGATAATGCTTTTCTAAATCTCCATGAATCTAAGTATCCATGAAGACATTCGAACATCTCTTCACTAGCAGAAGTACCATTATAGTTTCCAACTCTCGAACCAGATCCTAAGTAAAATCCAGTATGATTATCTGCCCAACCTCCTTCATTCTTTACACCATAATGAGGATAATTTGGTGATTGAAGCCCAATTTGGGGATAACTAGAAATATTATTATTAGCAGTATGATTTTGACTAGGTAACATATTATACCAAAAATAACTATTATTATTTCGATTTTGATAATACACCAAATTACCATTCATAAAAACCAAGAAATGATTTTGTGTTCTCATAATTGCAAAATGATACCATACTGAATTTGTAAGTCCTGTTATATTTTGGGTTATAGTTTGATCCCAACCAGAGGTTGAACCAGCCGGCCAGTAACTTCCATCTTCATAAATCCATGTTTTTTCATTCCAGTGAATTCTTAAAGTATCACCTTCAAAACCAGCACAAAAACCATAGCCATGAGTATTATTATTCCAACTAGCTAATGTTTCAGTTCCAAATGCAAACAATTGGTTTGGATACCAACTATCCGAGATGGTTTTTTGAGCATGTATTTTAAACCATCCATCTATACAAAAATCATAATAACTAGGAATATCAAAATCTCCATGGTGTGGAGTTGAAGATCCTGTATCAGGATTGGTCCAAGTGCTTTTTTGTGCAGTTTTTGCAAAAACTTCAAGCAGTCCACCAACTTGAGAATCTTGACCACCGATCATAATACATTCACTTCCGTAATAAGGACCATTAGTACTTGTAAAACTATCATCCGCATAACTCTGTACATAGAGTGTATTTGTATTGTTACTATATTGTCTTGCACCAGTACCATCAGATTGTACAATCACCCACGTAGGAGAAGTACGCACACCCATATTATTAGTGTCTACTGCAGATATAGAACCATAAATTGGCATTATAAGTCTTGCTGCTCCATTCGCAGATCCATGAGTAGAAATATCTTTAAATCCTCCAAATCCTGCGTGTGGCACCATTTGATTGGTATGATCAGAACTAACATCATAAAGACCATCCAATAAAAATACAGTATTTGCATCTGCATCAAGTGCTGTATATTCATAATATTCTTTGGTTAATATAGCTCCTGGTTCATTCATTGGTATATTAGTAGCCAAAGTAGACGAAAAATCTACTGTTCTTAGTGCGTGATATGTTGAACCTGATCCAATCATAGTATCAACACTATGGGGTTCCCATATATTATTACCTTGATGCCAAACTAAAAACTGATTTTCTGCTTGAGCGTTAGCATTAGAAGAAGCACTATTATTTACATTTGACAGATGATCAATTTCGATTCCCCAATCTTGTAAATTATGAGCTCGCCATTCTCCAGACATTCCATTAGTGTACCAACCTAATAAACGTCTATGATGAACTGATGATCCAAATGTATTTGGATCATCTGGGATATAACTTGTATTCATATTGGATAAATCACCAACAGCACTAGGAATAGTTAAAGTATGATTTGACCATGCCCCATTTTTATATTGTAATACTTGATTTTCTATAACTGCTACACCATTTGTACTAACAACAAAATTGTTTTTGCCCATTCCAGACATATCTGCGTCTGACCTAATTTTTTCTAAATTTGTGACATCATCTGCAGTAGCACCAATACAATACATATAGCATTGTCTATTATTTGGTGGAGCTGTAGTATCTGGTCTGTCAGCAAAAGCAATTACTTTTATATTTACTGGTGTTAGAGCTGGAAGTGTCTCTGTTGCTGGAACTACTGTTCTATAGATTGTCATATCAACTAAATCTTCAACATTAGGACCATGACTTGGTGATATAGATCTAGTAGTTTGCTGTGATGATGCCCAAATTTGAAAACCTGGTTCAAAACCTCCGGAAGTAGATGTTTTATATCCACCATATAGTCCCATCATCAAATCTACGCCCAAGGGTTGACCTTGATTATATCCACCAAACCAAAAGAATGAAGTCAACGCATCATATAACATAATACTAGTAACTTGTGTACCATTCGCCTCCTCACCATTAACAGTAATAAATTGATCAGCACCAAAATCTATATCTATTCTAATAGATTGTTCTCCTTGTCCATTATTTGTACCAGTAACCATTGTAGCTGATCCATCTAAATCAAAATTATAAGCATCAGTCTGTCCACCAATTGCTGTACCAGTTTTAAATTTGATAGATTCACCAGACCATGAAGTTGTTCCAAATCCTGCTAATGCAGTAGAATCACTCATAGGATCATAACCATCCGGACCGACGCCTAAACGAATAGACAAAACAACATTTGAACCATTTTGTCCAGTGACAGTTGGATTATAACCAGTATTATTATAATCAAGCAATAACATTGTCTTACCATTTGTGCCAGTATTAGCTGGTAATCCTGAACCTGGTGATCCTGTTCCTCCTGACCACGCATCATCAAAAGCAGAACTTGTTGAAGTAGTTCCTGGATAATGTATACTTTGATCATAAGTTGCTGGTGGAGCACAATAAAAATCATGCGTTGTATTTTGTGAGTCATTGACTGGCCCGCCATGATCAATCTGATATGCATCAAGAGTAGCAAGTCTATCTACAAAACTTGAAAATCTTGTATCAGCTTTTATTGCTGTTAGTACATGATTAGTATCTGATACACCATAATGATCAGTTCCTGTAGCTGTTGTTGCAGTCACATCTGTCAAAAGTGGTATCTGATATATTTCTGTATCTGAAGAAATTCCACCAGATGTATTTGCAGTTGTTCCAGGACCTGTACGAAGATCATATATGTGTGCAGGTATCCCACTCGCAAGTGTAACTCCTGCGCTATAAGCATCAAACCAACCAGTAGGATCTGAAATTTCGTACTGATTTTCGACAGAACCTTTTTTCGGTACATCTTTTATGTTTATTGTATCAATTGCAGATCCACTCCCATTTGACATAATAGGTAAATATGGAATACCTTCTGATATTGAATGTTTAAATGATCTGTCATAACTAATATCACGAAATAATGTATCACCATGATCACCTTTGTCTATAATAAGAACAGTATTTTCATCACCCGTAAAATCTCCTGACGGTGGTGTAAATCCTGCAGATGTATATCTCGCTATATCTGATATTCTAAAATTATCAATAGATCCTCTCCAACTATCACTTATAGTTGGATTTACAGTATTTCCAATCATAAGTTTAGGAAAAGGATTATTAGACATAGTAAAAGCACCGTTCCAAGAATACCCTCCCGCAACATTAGTAATATCTTCTCCATCCAAATACATGAATATTTTATTATTATTTCTAACTACTGCTATGTGATACCATCTATTTGGAAACAATCCGTTATAATAACCATCTCCTGCTCCAGGTGAAGATTCATTATTTTGAAATACTGTAAATGGATCATCGTCCCAAGATTTAATTGTTGAAGCTTGGGTATTTGAACCCATAACTAACTTAAATGTTTTAGTTCCATTATTAGCTTCATGATATAATCTTAATCCAAAACCAGAATAATATTGAGGATAGTTAGAACCATTCTGCTCTAATTCTACACCAGATTGTGTTGAATCTCCATGTTCAAATAATGTAAGAGATGTTGCTGTATTTCCTGAATATCCATTATCACCAGAAAATATTTCAGATGGTGTAGTCAAATATCTACTTGCATCTGACATTGACCAAGTTCCGCTTTCATCATAACCATGATAATAGGCTCCACCTGCACCACTATAACCACCCAACATAAAATTCATTTCATATGTGAAATCTTGATTTTGCTCTATATCATGATGTGCTTGACTTCCCATTTCTATCCCAGAAGGTTCTAATGCTTCTGAATATACGTTTCCAGTTTGCGCGGATGCATCAGGAGCAAATTCTATTGCGGTTTTTCCTCTTGTTCCTGAATCAAAATAAGAAGACCAATTTAATTTTGCTGATACTTGTGCATTAGCATTAACATAATATCTGAATGTAGCTTTCTTATTTGATCCCAGAGGAACATTGGATAAACTATTTTCAGGAGAAGCGTATGTATACCATTGATATATTGCACCACCCCAATTAGACAAATTACCAAGATCATAGTTTCTATGACTATTAATGTTTATTGCGTGATATGCTTTCAAGTAATTGGTTTCGTCTGGACAAACAAAATATATATCTGTCATTGGGCCACCATAATATGGATCAGTCGCATCTCTTACACCTATGACAGTTGCATCCCATTCTACAAACTGTGTTCCTCCCCAAACTCTATATGTTCCTTGATTATTCACCGTATCAGTTTCTATGGTATAATCATTTTCAATATCAGGAAATCTAATTTGTATTTGCATTCCAAGGCCATAGTAATTATTATAATGATACCATTCACCATTATTATTATTACGTTGAGACAAATAGAATTGAGTTGATCCATCTCCATAACGTCCACCAGCTAGGTTTTCTTCCATAACTTCAAACCACCCTTTTGTTATATCATTTCCAGCTTCATCATCAGCATAAAGAGTAGATCCTCCCGTGATTCCAAATTTTCCACCATACATGGTTACTGCTGAAGTTCCATCCGCATTGATATCTTGAATTGGTCCTGTTGGCCATGCCCATCCTGTCGGATCATTATTAATATATGCTGCGTCACCTCTATTTTGTGGATTTGGTGATAAAACAGGATTGTCCCACAGTCTACCTTTAAGATGAAAATGCATAACATTGTTTGTATTGTAGCTTTGGTGTGTTTGACCACCTTCATATCCCCAATTGTTGAAACCATTGGATGTGAGGTAAACATCCGCAAAAACTGAACCAAAGGCTTGTCCAGGTGCCAATGTCATATTTGAACCGGATGTATCCCATTGTCCCGAGACCACATGACATCCTGTTGCTGGATACCAACTGGCACCTTCAGCAATATTAGGCATATTAACATTAGCATAATCAAAATCCATTGTTCTATTAGTAAAGTGCCAAGTATCAACTGAGGATATTCCGCCCTGTATTGGACCTTCCCACATATGAGAACTTGGTGTTGATCCACCTTTTGTTAATTTTTCTTGATGCTTTGCTGTTTCAGAAAATCTAACACCATTTCCAACAACAGTAAGCATGTCACCGCCACCAGTACCACCACCGCCACCAGTTTCTGCATCTATTTCTTTAACTTTTATTGAAACTCTATCACCAGCGGTGCCATGAGCAGAAGTAGTTGCTCTTTTAATTTCAACATCTCCTTCAGCAGTCGATTTAATTTCAACATCACCCAATCTTAAAGTACTTCCAGAAAGATATAAATCTCTCCATTTATTAGCATCAGAACCCAAATCATATGTTTCATTAGCTGAAGGAACAATGCTTTGGGAAACTGCTGACAAATCTTCTGGTGGATCAGAAGCTCCACCAGTTGCTGCACCAGCTTTCCATTTACCCGTACTTGAATCATAAACCAAAGCTTGACCATTTGATGCTGAAGAAACAGAACTTCTATCAACATCATCTAAATTTTTCAACCAAACTTCACCAGAACCACTTGTCCCAACCAAAGTTGTCATTCTAGAACTAACTTGAGCAATAGCTTCTGTCAATTCTTCTTTAATTTCTGCGGTTAAAACTTCTGCAGTTTTTGATGTTTTTATTACTTTTTTAAGATTGTCAAGTTCTTTAAAAGTTGTTGCATCAAGTTTGGAAAAAACTTCTTCCAAGTTAGATACTTTAGAATCTAATTCAACTATTTGTTTTTTATTTTTTGTGAATTTTTCTAAATTTTCTGCTAATATAATAAGTTCAGTAACTTCATCTACACTTAATTCTTCATATAATCTAGAATTGTCATTGTTCTTATCAAATCCTTGAACTTTTTCTAAAGCTTTTCTAATACTCATATTTAAAATTCCTTGTTATTGATATAAATTTCAATTTAAGCTTGGGACTCTGACCAACTAATTTTTCCTGTAGTAAAAAATGGTTGGGATTCTGAAGTCCTTGAGGTATCTTGTGGTTGTACAGCCAGAGTTAATAAATCAGGACCTGCTGGGAAAATACCATCTCCACCTAAAATACTATTTCCCATTTCCATCAATTCACCAATGTCAAATGTAGACGAACCCGTACTAACTTTACTACTGTATATAGTCGTGCCATTCAATAGTGTATCACCAGAACTATGTTTAAGAACTTCACTTAAACTAGGATTTTGTGCTTTAACAAAACTCATTTCACTAGGTAATGGATTTTGAATCAAAAATACTTCAGCATCTTGGTTTACTGTTATACTAGCAGATATTAATTTCAATTGCATCCTATTAATAACTTCTCTTTCACCCATTTTTCCCGTCAAACTACTATCGACACTAGGTGCCAATCTAATACTAATTAAAGGAAGAGGTCTTGTTAAATCAACTGGTAAATTTATACCTGAAGCACTCTCACCAAGAATAAACGCAGACCCACTAGTGATTGAATCATATACACCACCACCATCAGGATTAGATGATGTTGCTGGATAATTTAAGTAAATTTTACTAGATGCACCGTCCACCTTTACTTGTGATATATATGTACCAACTGGTAATGTTGTTCCTTCTGATACTGCTTGACCAACAGTAGTAGCTGATGCATCAGTTTGAGAAACTTGAATAGAATATACCCAAACTCTATTACCATCTAACGTAATTTGTTCAAATCCAGATACTGCAGTTGAAGTAATGATTCTTGATTGTCCTTGAGTAAATGCGAAAGGTTTACTTTGTCCAGTAAATTGATATGCTTTATCATCATCAAATTTACCATCCATTATAACAGAAGTACCAAAGTGAAATAATGTAGGTGCCGTAGTTGCATTAGTTCCATTTTCAATCTCATATCTTGCTGGCAAGTTACCACTTCTGAAATAACTTTCATCCAATATATTGTTGTGAATGTATTCATGAAAATATCGAATATGTCCTTTGCCATCTTTAAAACCATATCTAATTTTACCAGCACCATACCAAGAATAATCAATGTAAGCCATTTGAATTTTCTTAGTATCTAAAATAAATCCAGTAAAACCAGT